GCAAAGGGAGAGGGTGGAAACCATACAAGTTTCCATCTGATTGCTATGATAGGAAGAAATCGGAATCCATCCTCACCACCTACCTCCACCTATACGCCAATGAGGAAAGGCTAGGGAGGAAGCCAACTGTGGAGGATTACGCTCGCATCTGGAATGGTGGGCCGAATGGCTATAAGAGGAAAGCTACTGTTAAGTATTGGAATAAGCTAAAGAATGATAACACTAACCCAAGGAAATAAGCACTATGAAATACATTGTAACACTATCCACAGAGGCAGTTGTGGAGGGTAAAAATAAGCAGGTAGCAGCGAGAAAAGCTGCGCTGTTCTTTACTAAAGCGTTGGCAGGATTGGAACCTGAAAACTGTGAGGGCCGCAAGGCGGAGCGCGTTTACTTCTACTGTTCACCTGATGAATACCAAGGGGGAATAGAGGGGCAAGGGCAGAATGATGCAGATTTATCAGCCGCTACCCTTAAAGACTTGGCAGAGAAGGCCGCTAATAACCCGCTCTCGCAAGCGTTTAAGAATGGTGATGCCTTCTATAAGGGAATCCAATAATTAGACCCCTCCTTAAAAATCCCCCATCTAATTCTTACAAGATGGGTGGGAAGGTTTAGTTAATGATTGGACTTGCAGCGCACGAGCCTAATCAAGCTCGGCTAGTCTCAAGAGGCCAGCTCAATCTAGTTGGCCCGTTGGCCTCCATAGACTGGTTGTTAAGTCAGATTATACACCCTCAAAACAAAGTGTCAAGCATATGTTATTAACAGTTGATGCATCAACCTTTGCATCAACAAAACAGAAAAGAAAACAATGGTAGAATGGAATAATTACACCAAGCTACGTCCGAGTGCGGAGATACCGTCAGGGGCAGTAGCCCAAAGCCTGTGCAGTCAGTTGGGCGACAACCCAAATCTGGATGGGCATCACACCTATATGGATATTAGGTTCACACTCCGCCTATGTCGCAGGGGAATCGAGCCGTCCGGAGGGATATTGCTGCTGTGCTGGATTAACAGGGATACTGACTTCATATCCCCAGACTTCAGGAACCCCATTAAGGTCTACATAAGGCGGGGGTGGAATGAAAAGAGGGTAGCGAGAAAGGTAATGCACCTGATGCACTGGGCCAGAAGCCAGCGCACACTATGGTTGAAGAGACAGGAACTGCATAAGACTTGCGAGCAGTACGTTGTTCCAGAGGGATTCACTTCGCCAGATGGAAGGGAAGATGCCTATGGACTGATGGACGACGAGGATGTGTGGTTTTGGAAAAGGTATATCGTGAAACACTTCAAACGCAAATGAAAACACACAGAAAACAGATAAGTCTGCCGCCTGAATGCAGGAGTGAGCAGATAGATGAACGGGAACGTGAACACTGGTTAGACGCTATGGTTCACGGGAATACTCCAGAAACCAAACCAAAAGAAAGGAAAGAAGATGGCGACGAACAGTCAGGTAGCCCACGCTTGGGCAAATAAGACAGGGAAACACCGTAGAGGAAGCAACTTCTACTACGATGATGACACAATATACTCGTACGGGGGACACTTCCCCATTGCGAGGCATATGGACGGGGCAGTGCTATTCACTACTGAAGGCTACGGCAACTCTACCAGCAAGCATATAAGCCACACCAGCAACGCTTGTAGCCACTTGAAGGTGTTCAGGGTGGTTGATGTGACAGCGGCAAGAACCTCAAGCTCCAAGCTTGGCTGGCTTCAGGGTCATAAATGGAACGTGCAGGACTATCTCAGGCGCATTGATGAGGGGTACGGCAGTGCCTCAAGGTCTATTAAGCACGGGGAATGGAAGTACCTTTACGCTGATGGCCTAGTGACTGAACTCAAGGCATACGCCAAGCACTTCAAGCTGGGCAGGACGTTCGTGGAAAACCACATACCTAGCCCAGAGATACGAGAGAAAGTTATGGCTCGCTGCAATGCTTATAATGCACGGAAGGATGAGCGTAACCGTGAGTGGCTGGAGAAGCGCAGGGCTGAGGCTGCTGTGCTTGATGAGGCTAACCGTGAGCAGATGGAGAGGTGGACTAGGTGGGAGAGTGGAGTGAGGAAGGTTCACACTACCAAGGTCTACCTACGGGCAACAGAGGAGAAGCTGGACGGCAAGCGTATAGTGGAAACCTCTCACGGTGCTGACGTACCCTATGACTCGGCAAGGATGCTGTATCAGTTCGCCTCCACTAGAAGGAAGAGCGGCGATGATTGGCAAGGGCGGGGAACTCAGGCACGAAGGGTCGGAGACTTCTCACTAAACACAATCAACAGTGAGGGCATCACAGTTGGCTGTCACCGGATAGGCTGGGAGGAGATTGACCGGCTGGCTGAAGTGGAAGGATGGCAAGGGGTTTAATTAGCCCAATTAAATCCCCATAGAAAACAAACCAAAGGATAAATTATGGGAAGAATGAAAGACCTATACATAGATTTCCTGAATGCTCAGGAATACCCACAAGACTCACCTCCTACTCGTGAAGAGTGGGAACAAGAACAGAACCGGCGCGAAGAGTGCCACAAACCAAAGAAAGAAGAAGATAATGGAAACTAAAATGTGCCTCCACGCAGGGGCAAAACTGGTCAGTGAGGATTCGATATACGACCTCCCGCCAAGTGAGAATGAAACAACCACACACATTCCAATAGAGCATTCGTGGCTGTTGGATAGGGTGAAAAGCTCGCTGTCTAGGCGAGGGACTCCGTTCGGAGAAGGCCAGTTCGCGCTGACTCCTGACAATGAATGTATGTTCGGGCTTATACCCCTGCCAGACGTTCGTGTGCCATCCATAGATGCAAGGTGTCAACTGTTCAAGGACTCTGACCTCGACGCACAGCAGCGTCATCACCTCCTTGTGCGTATGCTTCAGGCTGGGTCAGGCAGTGCCAGTGCGCCACTCAAACCCACTGAACTCCTTGGCGTAGAGAGGGAATACCTGCGCTCAGATGAGTCTGTACTGAGGGATGAACACTCACGAGGACATAACGCTTGGAGATTGCTGCAAGCGTACACCCACACGCTGCAACGTGGAGGCAGATACGGGAATGACAACAACAGACTCCAAGCTATTGCTGACAAGACTCAAGTGGCTAACAGGTTAATACAGAACTTTGTTGACCCTGATGGGAGCCGAGTGGAGGCATACAAGGCACAGCCAGAGTTGTTTGATGACCCTTACAGTGTGTGCCAGTCATACCAGTATGTGCTTGGGTTGCGTAACAGCAACAACAAGCGGTTTGCTGCGGGGATGGTGATAGGGATTGCGCCGTTCGTGTGCGATAACCTAGCGTTTAGCGGTGAGGTTAAGCTTGCGCGAAAGCATACCGTATACATCAAACGCGACTTGCCTATGATGATTGACGAAAAGCTAGACCGGCTTCTGCTTGAAGGAGTGGTGTCCGGCTAAGGCTCACCTTGACTAATCAACACGCTGGTGGTACAACAATGCCGCCAGTGTGTTGAGTCAGATGGAGGATAGTATGCCATTCAAACGAAAAGATGTTGTCACAGTAGGCTCCCGATTATGGGAGGTGCGAGTGCCTAACCCGCCAAGACTAGCGACACACGCAAGGCTGGTGTGCGGTGACGAGCTAAACGCTAACGGCAAACCCAAGGTAGCAGTTGTCCTTATACAGGACTTCAAGTGTTTCAGTGGAGTTTGTGGGAAGTTTCAATACATAAGAATGAATGCCCAGAAGAAGGTGACCGAGGAGTATGCGGACATCTGGTACTGGGACGGAGAACAAGTGGAAGGAATTTAATATGGAAGGAAGAACATCTTTGGATGAGGAGGATTGTGCAGTGGATTTCTGTGAAGAACTCAGGGGCTTGATGGAAATTCACGAGACTCGCGGGCTTGCAAGGAAAAGGATGGGGCAAGCTATGGTCGGGTTTGGCGCAGCCACACTAAAGGATGCGTGTGATAAGAAAATTGATGCAGCTAGGATTTGCGAGAAGACCATACACATCTGGTTGGATAACGATTAAGCAGTCGTCGTCTACCTTTCTTCGGCGGCTGTCGGGGCGGTTCAGGGTTTGTCATTCTTCCTTGGGCCGTCCCACTTTCTTACCCATTGACAGATACCCCGATATGGTACACAATACTGCTTATGGATAGTGAGACTAGCGCAGACATACCAAAGTACGAACCGGAAATAATAGAGCGGGCAGGACTGCACGTTCGGCTGACGAGGGCGCACCACAACAAGCTTGCGATGCTCGTCAGGGAAACCGGAAGGTCTAGGAGGGACATCATTGAGATGTTGATAGACAAATCCAAGGTAGCTGCATACACAGAATAACGGGAGGGGTTGCGTCACGTTTCTTCAGCGGGGTTCTCCACCCCCACCTCCTTTAACGGGCGTGACTCCTTCCACCACTTAACAGGTTGATGCGTCAACCTTTACATAAACAAAGCTAACTAAAATAAGAAAATGAGAAAACAGTTTATAATCATTACCGATATGGAGCTAGGCGACACCCTCATAAACTCCAACAGGATTACATACGCCTATGAACTCCCGCCAGAGGACGGAACATCTTGGATAACAAGAGTCCAGATGAGTGACGGGTCACACTTTACAGTATCGCAATCCATCGAAGAGATATTTCATTTAGCCTATGAACAGTAGAAACAAAGGAAAGCGAGGCGAGTTGGAGTGGCGTGATGTCATCCGCTCACACGGTTACGAAGCCAGACGGGGCCAGCAATTCTCCGGCAGTCCGGACAGCCCTGATGTCGTGACTAACCTGCCCTATCACTTTGAGGTGAAGAGGGTGGAGAGACTTCAGATAGATAGTGCAATGAAACAAGCGGAAGGTGAGTGCGGGGACAAGCCGCCATTGGTTGCCCATCGTAAGAACGGTGGCCCTTGGATGGTGACGATGCTCGCAGGAACCTTCTTTGAACTGATAAAAGAGAAGGAAAACAATGCCAAGTAAAGAAAAAGAGAGTGAGGATAATATAGGAACCGTGCTTGCAAGAGCGCAGTTGAAAATGGGCAAGGCTCTCAAGTCTGCCGACAACCCCTACTTCTCATCGAAGTATGCGGGGCTAGATGAAGTCATTGAGGCGTGTAGGTCTGTCCTCAATGAAGAAGGTATCGCGGTGGCTCACATCACCGACTTTACACCGGAACGAACTGAACTAAAAGAGGACGGCACGAAGGTGCATTACCCACGACAGGACTTTGTGACTTGTCGGCTTATCTACAAAGCCCAAGCATTGCAAGCTATGATGCCCTTGCGTTGCGCCAAGGATGATATGCAGTCCTTGGGTTCAGCTATCACCTATGCCCGCAGGTACACCCTTCAGAGTATGGTGTGTCTGGCGACAGGCGAGGACGATGACGGCAACAGTGCCGTGGGTGAGGCGAAGATGGAAGCCAAGGTAGGCGGACGTAGAAACACAAGGATAGCTGCCCCAGCGAAACCCCAAAAGGAACCGGTGACTGACGACTTCCTTAAATAATTAACATGGTGAACGGGCGGCAGCGATGAAGCTCCTCGCTAGGACTACGCCTCTACGCCGTGACCCGCTCGTTCACCACTTAACTTTATGAAAGACATTAACCATAACGATAGGGCGCACCACCCTGACTTCCCCCCGTCATCGCTGCCAGCACTGGCAAAGTGTCCGTGCTATAAGTCATCGGATACGGTAGGGGAAGCGGCGAAGCGCGGAACAAGGCTTCACGAAAAACTGGAGTCACTGCTCAAGAGCAAAGACTTACGCAAACTAACCAAGAAAGACACAAGCAAATGAAGGAACTAACAACAGGCACAACCTACGGTGAGGAAACGGCAGGGACAGAGGAGGAATACAAAGAACTAACAAAGTTAAGAACACCGGATAAAATCCGTGACGATGCCATCCAATACTTCATGGAGACTGCTGGGGATAAGTTCGATGCAGGGCAGCAGGAACACGGTGGTTCATTGGACGCAAGGGTGAGTACGGCTGACATTGATGACGAGATAATTGACATCTGGTTTTACGTCCAGAGCCTCAGCGAGAAGCACCGAATTGAAATTGTGGAGCTGGCCTTCACCATCACTAAACTTGAGGCAGAGGTTGAGCGATGGAAGGAAAGGGCGCAGAGATAATGCCGTACAATCCTGACTTTGATGTAGACCTGAAATTCGGAGAGAAGTACGAAGGCTGCTTGGCTGACATACTTAACCGAGGGAAGGTCGAGGTAAAAACAGAGAGGGATTTATGGGCAGACACAGGCAACATAGCCGTAGAGATAAGATGCAACTCAAGGCCCAGCGGACTGTCCGTGACCAAGGCAGACTACTGGGCGCACATAATGACAAAGGACGGGGACATTAAGTTCATCGTCATACTTCCGGTTATCACACTTAAAAGGAGGGTGAAACACCTGTTGAACACGAAGCAAGCAAACGTAATACGAGGGGGCGAGAACGATGCCTCAGAGCTAATCCTGATTCCATTAAGCAAAGTCATAGGAAACAAATGATGATACATAAAACAAACTGCATAGACTGCAAAAAGCTAATCGAGATAACTTTAAGCGACAGTGAAATGTCAGACGCAAAGGAGGTTGGCATCAACCCAATGGTTTGGCTAGACAGGCTCGTATGCCAGCGGTGTGAGTATAAACGCGAACACGGAGGGAAAGCTCCGCCCTATAAGCCCAAGGCAACTGACTGGTTAATGGGATAACACGATGAGACTCAAGGACATTGAACTGGTGGCAGAGATACTAATCGCGCTGTCCTTACTCGGCCTCGTAATCAAACTAGCATTTTATATATGAAAGAAACTAAACTGGAGCAATGGGAAAAGATTTCCTACACAATACTGGCTGACCCCAAGGCCAGCAGGAGTGAGGTCGACTGCGCCCTTACTGGAATTACTCAGAGCGAGAACACTTGGCTCAGAGAACAACTACAACTCAAACGAACGAAAGCTTGGACTGCTAATGTCAAACACTATTAAATACCCAAAGGAGATTGTCTGGGCGGCACAATACATACTGTCAGTAAGTGGAAGGAAGAAGCTGATAACGGAGCAGAGGGTGGAGATAATGAGGGACGGTGTTCCTGTTTCATTCGGGAGTATGGACGCATACTGCAAGGGCCACCTGTTCGACCTGAAGACGGGGCAAGTTCGTGACTACAAGCAGCAAATGGCTGCGTATGCCCTTGGGGTTATGCAGAAGTTTGGCGACAAGAAGCTGACCTGCCACTTGGTTTACTCAAGGTTCAAGAGGGCGGACACATTTGACCTGACAATCACCGAGGCACAGGATATTGTTTACGGCATCATGGATTCAGTAACCGACCCCACAAGGTCGCCTTGGCCTTGCAGCTATTGCGCTTGGTGCGCTAGAAAAGAAAGCTGCACCGCCTTAAATCAATTCGCTTACACCGTCACGGGCCAACTGGAAGCGATGAGGAAGATAAATCTCAATGGCCCGATTACACCCGCCGTTAGTGAACGGCTCCTCTCCGTAGTGAGTGCTTTGGAGGGATGGGCGTGTCGAATCAGAGAGAAGGTAAACAAGGAATAGTATTATGCCTGAAGAAAATAAACGCAGCTACGTTAAGGTAGCGAAGAAAGCCTACCTGTATAAGAACGAAAAGAAACAGGAGGGAAGCAAGCAGCCAGATTACAATGGTAAGGTGGTTGAGCTTGACCTGAACGAACTCGGCGAGGTCGCCGATGCTGAGAACAAAGTTACTCTGTCCCTTTCGGGATGGATTGAGGAAGACCAAGAAGGAACGAAGAGAGTTGGCATTCAAGTCCAGAAAGTTATTGGCGAAGCCCCCAAGGCTGTCGCGACTGGAACGGAAGCAGCACCCTTTTAATAAACACTAGGTTAACCAAACTCCCCTCTCCTTGGACGCGAACGCAGGTTCAGGGAGGGGGGAATTTTATGTAGAAAGAGAAACTATGAAAAACAAAACAGACAAGAAGGGCAACGACCCATATGTCCCCAGTGAGGCGGAACTTACATTAACGCGAATGGCTGTCGTCGCATCGGCAATGGCTTTCGGTGTTGAGGCTGAAGACATACTCGGAAAGAGAAGAGGCAATGAGAAGATTGCAATGGCAAGGATGACCTGTTACTGGCTGCTCCGCAGGATGGAGCTGATGTCATACGTTAGAATCGGTGCAGCCATTGGAGGCAAACACCACGGCTCCGCGATAAACGGGTTCCGCAGAATCGAGTCAGAGATAGGGCTTAACCTTAAAGGTGGCTACGTCCCGTGCATAAGGGATGCCATTGACTACTACAAGGACTTCCGCAAGGAACTCAAGAGAAAGGAGCTTGCCCGTAAGCGCAAGGAGTTTATCGACAGCCCCGAAAAGGTTGATGCATCAACCTTGGAAGGAGTAACACGATGAGTACGGAATGGTACAAGAACAGCAGCACACAGATGCATGACCCTGACATGGAATCCATCCAGTACAATGACCCCGCTTCATGCGCGGTCTGGGAGTGGGTGAAGGGTGAGTGTAGGAGAAACAACTCCGACAAGCTGGACTTCCTCTCTGATGACGAGGTTGCGGTTGCGTCTAGGAGGCTGGGGATTGAGCCTGACAGGATGAAGAACATACTGAACCTGATTGTGTCTGTCGGATGGATAACACCTGACAAGCGTGTCCGGTCTTGGGGCAAGTGGCAGACCAGTAGCCCAAGGAAGGGAACCCCGCCAAGGAGCCGATGGGAACGCAAGCAGGACTTGGAAGCCATTGATGAGCGGATGAAGGAACTGGGCTGGCATAGGGGCGAGGTTGCCGGAGGCGGCTATGAGTGGAGCAGCGAGAAGGCCAGAGTGGAATACTTCGAGCTAAAGAAACAGCGCAGGGGTATACAGGCCATGATGGTCGAGGAGGCTAAATGCTCCTAATCCCAGTGACACATCCCTTGGTGATTGCGGTTGCATCTACGGTAGGGTCATCCTCCTTCTCTGAGTACAGGCTGGACGCTATCACCACAAACTCAGGGTAAACCTTGAGCAAGATTCCGCTGGTTACGCACGGGCAGGGCTTCACCTTTGAAAGCTCACTCTGAACGTAGCCAGCGGGGTCTAACCACTCAACCTCAACCTGCTTACCTACCCAACTCTTTGGGAACTTGCTTCTAAATGTTCTTCCACCCATCTTTATATTTCTCCCATTTGCATACCATAATGTTTCCCTTGCCCTTCCCTGCCGGAAAGATGACTGCGGAAGAGATGCTACTTCCGGTAGCTAACACGGGGATGACGTAGTACCCGTCAAGCAGAACGTCTTTGTAGTCCTTTGAGAACGGGGCATAAAGGATTATGAAGTCGCAGTCCTTAGCCGTGTACCCCCTTCTCTGCTTCCCTGTGCCGTGCACCAGACTGCACCGATAGCTGTGGTGCTTTGACAGTGTAGCCGTCTTAACTTGGATGCGTTTAGTCAAGCCACCTTTCTCGGCTATCAGGTCGTAGGTGTCTGTATTCAAGGGCCAACTTACCGTGAACCCAAGCTCAACCAATTTCGACGCAACTGCAAGTTCTGCAACGCTCCCTATTCTTGATGTATCTGCGATGTTTCAACCCTCCACCCTATTTCTTGAGTCTGCCAGATGGTTTCTCTGTAACCTCAAGCTTATCTAAATTATCTAAATTGATTGAGAAGCCCTTGATGACTGCCCGCGCTTCCTTCTCGGTAGCATCCTCACCTAAATCAGCTAAGGCGATTAGGTCTTCCTTTGTCGGGCCACCCTTCTTGAGCATAAAGTTATCAACCAAGTAATCCCCAGCACTCCTTCTTGCCTCGTCATACGTCTTCAAAACGTGCTTCACCTGCTCGTCCTGCTTCATATCTTCCCACTTTGTTACCTTGCCACGATTCTGCCGTTTCTGATAGTAGTCTCCGTCTTTTAATAAGTTAGCCATACCTGACCACTTCTCATTGACGTACTCTATGCTGCCGCCTGACAGCACGGCGCGTCTCTCTAGCGGTGGCCCCTTCATACGGCGCAATCCCACCAGCCTTTGGTAGACAGCGTATTGGTCACGGTTAAGCTTATAGTCCACACCCTCACGGGATATATCCCGCCTTGGGATGGCAGGTACAATCTCGTTATCCCTTGTGGCTTTCCAAAGCCCCCAAAGCATCTTAGCTACTGGGTTGTCCGGAGTCTCGCCTGATGCCAGCACCCCAAAGCCGCTGAGGGCATAACGCTCGAAGGTGCTTTCAGGGTTAACCTTCTTCATCTCTGGGAGCGAAGTAAGTGATAACCGAGGCAACGTAGACCCTTCCCTGACCCTATCAATGGGTTGCCCCCACATATCAAATATCAGAGGGTTCCTGCCATCTGCCTGTGCGCTCCACTCGGACTCAAAGCCTAGCTTACCCTTCACCGCAGCATTCAGCCATCCCATCGCCTCCATCTTCTTCTTCCAAACTTGCTTCAACTCAACCACCGCCCCATCCTTGCTACTGTAATCGGTTCGGTAACGGTTGTCTGCCGAATGACCATAAAGCCAATCAAGGGTGTTGGGGATTGCCAAGGCAGGGAGTGCGCGAGATAACGGCTTCAACCATTGCTGCGGGTCATCCCCTTTGGCAATGCTCTGAGCCACATCCTTCGCGTTCTGCGCGAAGCTTTGGTTCAGTAGGTATCTGGATAGATACTTGCCAGAATGGGCTGTATGCGAGGCCAGCATCTTGTACCAGTTATCTTCAACCCCTTTCCTCTCCTTCGGCGGCAAGGTTTCCATCAAGTCACCATACGCAGCGTTTGCTAACATAAGCGACCCAAATGGCCCAGCTTTCTGAAGGTCGGTGATGTTATCCCCAGCCTTTGTCCCGCCAGAGTTACCTGTCCGGAAAAGCCTCCTAGCAGCAGACCAGTTCCAAGTTCCGTGCGCTTGGTGCTTATATGATAAATACCTAATGGACGCCTTTCTCTCCTTGGTCATCCCTGTTGAGTAGTCAACCGAAATGACGGAACCATCATCGTTCGTCATCTGCTTTACGACCTGAATCAGTGTGTACACGGAAGTTCCGAAAACTGCCCTGCCGATAGCGTACTTCTTTTGCCCTCTAGTCAGGTACGGGTTAGCGGCCTCTACCATTCCCAAGGGCGTAGCTCCACCCAATTCCCCGAAGATATTAACCAATGTTTTCTGGTATGGCGTGATGGTTCTGTATCCCATATACACCCCGCGCCCCAATGTTCTTAGAGCACCTTTCTTTCGAGGTGCTCTCATCCCCACGTTAGCCCAAGAAAGGACTTTAGTAGCCCAAGTATCATTCTGGAAGCTTGCCTTGGCTGATTCATTCTCAAAGAACTCCAACTGCTTCTCGGTAAACGCTATCTCAGGAGACTTTCGCGCTTGCTCAATCCATCGGTCTCTCTGCTTAGGTGTCCATCCCTTTGACTTGGCGAACCTTTCCCCGTAATTCTCAATCACCCGATACATCTCTGCCTGACGGAAGGGAAGGTCGCCAGCCCCTAAGGCTCTGAAAACTCCAGTAGGGATTATTCCGCCAATACCCACAGCGAGATTCTTCACAAACCCTTCCGCTCCAAGCCTTCCTTCCTTGCTCGATAAGCTTCCGTAAAGCCTAGCTAACGACTTTGCTGGACTTAGCGGGGTCATCGCAAACTCTTGTCCAGCCTCATACATATTAACCTTCTGGCCGTAGAATAAGGAGCTTAGTGAATCAGAGTACCTCCGGTGCTTGAACGCTTCCATGAAGGCAGCTCTTCCTCCCCCTTTCGGGGCTTTCCTGAATGCGTTGAGTGACTCCGCAAGCCTATCCGCCCCTAGTCCCTTTACGAACCCGCGAATCTTAGCCCCCGTACCGCTCCAAGGCTGGAGAACTATGTCGCCCAGAGTTTCCTTTTCGAGCCTAGCAATCTCAGCCACCTTCTCAATGTAGGCTGGGTCTGACTTATTAACACCTTTCAGCTCCTCGCGTAACGCCTCCAGCTTGAGCCTCTTTGCGTGAACCGTAGTTCTGTTCTCCTTAATCTCAGCCTTAACTTTCACTATCTCAGCAAGTATCTCTCCGTGAGCAGGTTCCGACTTGTCGTACACCTTCAGCTCCTCTTGAAGCCTTTTAAGCTTGGCCTTGCCTGACGGAGACTGGGAAACAATGAACTCATCAATAAGGTCTACCACTCGTGCGGCTGTCCTTGACCCAGCCCTGAACGGGAGCGGTACAATGTTCCCAACAGGGTTAAGAACCAGAGTTGCTGGGGTAAGGAGATTGCCTTGGAGGATAGACACATAGATGTCTGCCCATAACTGAGGCTCGTGGTCGCGCATATACTCCCACTGCTCCCGTGCTGCTGCTTCAGCCTTTACCCTTAGCTCATAAGCCTCGTCAAAGACCTTGCCAGTTGGCTCAGTTGGGTCTCTGTGGTACTCCCTTTGTTTTTCCTGAAATTCCCTTAGTGTGTCTTGCGATTTCTCAACAAGTTTAAGTAGCTCCGCACTCTCTTTTGGCGTAAGCGGTTTGCCGCCAACGCTACTTTCGATGCGGGCCTTTATCGCATCCACTTCTATTTCTGGAGATTTATGCGGGTTATACCTTTGGGCCTGAACCCATTGCCCCCTCTTGGTTGCCTCACTGCTCCAAGCTTGAAGGGCATCCCTGTACTCCTTCTCAAGATTAACGCTGTCTTCAGGTTTAGCCTTTTTCCAAGCCTTGTACTTACGGTCAACGAGGGAAAACTCAAGCACCCCCATAAGTCCCTCTGGCGGTGATTCCAACGCCTTCATACTTTCCTTCAGTACATTCAATTCTGCTTCAGTGTACTTTGTAAGTTTGTGCGCCCATTCGCTTGTCGGATAGACTTCGTAGATTGATGAAGGGTCTGCCTCAAGCTCGGCAGCCATCCCCAGTTCTTCTGCCGTAGCACCATCGCGCCGCAACATCTCAATCTCGCGCTTAACAATCACCTTCATCTTGCCGCCCATATCGGGCATTCTCGAAGCAACGGATGCAATCTCAGCAGCAGACTCAATCCTAGCCTTCTCCTCGGCAACCTTCTCGGTAGCTTCAACCACCTTGGCATCCTCCACCACCTCTTTTACGGCAGCTTCGACTTCGGGTTTCTTACCGGATATGTCTAGTTTAACATCCGGCTTTCCCTCAATAGATAGAGTTTTAGTTTTAACATTAAACTTAAACTCAGCATCTCCAAGAAAGCCGTCAACTTCACTATAACTCTTCAGACCTCCTTTTGTGTTAGCATCGGTGTAGGCTAAAGCTTTCCCAAGAGCCTCCTTATCTTTAGCAATAAAGCGGATGCTATTCTTTTTTGAACCATTATCAACTAATGTGTGACCTTTATTTATTAGGGCCATTGTTGTGGATTCTCCAGCCAGATTGAGCTTATCCCATTCTTTCTTCCCAAGAACAGAGAGTGATGCCGTATCGTGTGTTCCTGACTGATGAAACTTTCCGTCAGCGATGAATCCTTTTACCTTCCCCTGAGAGTCGGGTCTTACCTCTGCCTCGACAACCGCCTCGGCAGATTTATCCACCTCGACTTCCGCCTTCACCTCTTCTGCGGCAGCTTTGGCTGCGGGTTCTTTCTGCATAGCTTCAAGGATTTTCGCTTCACGCTCCCTGTTGATGCGTGACAAATTTTCTACCGTCAGCTCCTCTTGCAGCCCCCTCACTACCTCCCCTACCTCCTGAAACCGGACTGTCTCTGGGTCAGGCTTCACCTGCAATGTTCCCTTTTCGTCGTAATACCTTTCCACGCTTCCTTCAGGGGCTTTCTCCCGAAGGTCAACAGCCTCCGTCTCAAACTTTAGCTCTCTCTCTTTAAGCGCAGCGTCCTTCGCCATCTGGGCATCAAGGGCCACTTCAGTGTCACGAGCCAGTTCAGCATCAAGGCGCATCTCTGGGTCTTTGGGAACTGCCTCTGGCGGGATGATGGGTGGTATGGGTCGTTCAACAGGAATCTCGACTGGTTTTGGCCCCCTGACTGGGGGGATAGGGCCAGTCTCGTGGATGGATGCTTCCGGCTGAAGCCTAACACGCAACTGCTGCTCTCCTACTCTCTTAAAATATGTACTCCATCTCTCACGGGGAAGCTTGGGGAACAATTCCGATGCCCTTACTTTGGATAGGGTTGTCAACAGGGAGTCCCCCTTTTCTATCGGAGGCAATTCCACGCCCCTGCCCCTTGCAGCAGCCCTTGCGTTGACAGTGACAACCTTGCTCCCAGCCTCAGCTAACTCGGTTGGGGTTGGGTTCTTCATGTCGCGAACAGTAACCCCGTAGTCAGTCTTCAGTGTTTCATGAATCTCCTTTAACTGCGTACGAGTGCCTTTCGCCAAGGCAAAAGCGAAGACTACTCCCATAGTTGTCCCGACAAACGCCTCAGTCTTCTCCTTCAGGGAGGCATCGGGGTCTAAAAGCGTATCACGAATCTCAAACCTTGACTGGTAAAGGTGGTCAGCGATGCTGGTCGCAAATGTTCCTGACATAGCGGCCAGCCCACCCTTTGCGCCAACCGACGCAGCCCCCGTACCCCTAGCGATGGGGGCCAATGCTCCCCCCAAGCCGATGGTCGCAAGTCCGGCCGGTTTTCCGGTCATCATCGCGCCAAACTCAGTAACCACCTTGCCCGTCCCGCTTACTACCTGCTGGGCTTTCGCAAGCGGATGATTCGGGCCATACGTTCGGACAGCCTGTTCCGCAGTTTCATCAAGGTATCTACCATAAGCCCGCCACGGGCGCACCAGTGGCGTTTCGGGTATCCCCTCAAAAGCAGCCCCGACCACCCCTTGCACAATCTTTAGCACTTCCGGCCTGTTTGAGTCGCCATGCTCGTAGGCTCGGTTATACTCTTCCAGCAGCCTCCACTCGTCCGGCAAGATAAGCGCATTTAGGATACCCACCTTCTTGGCCGATGGACTAATGCCCTGCGTCCGCCTCCTAGCTTCATCATCCCTGTCCAAAGCATATTTGCCCTCAAGTTCGCGCCTCTCTGACGGGCCAAAGAGCAGACTGGCCTCGTCCGTGTCTCTGACTGCATCTTCAAGTCTTTGAGATACTGAGCCGAGGTCTGTGATTCCAGCGGTTCCCTCGGCCCTCTCCTCTCTCCTCCTCTGGAACTCGGCGTTAATCCTTTTCTCGCGGAGAAGCTTAATCTCCTTCTCGGAGCGACCATACTCGTCAGGGGTAAATCCGGTTTTCTCCTTGAAGGCCGTCCTTCTGGTCTGAAGCTCGTCGGCCTTTGATTCGTAAGCCCAAAGCTTGTTCTTCCGGATGTCTCGCGCCCTTCCGGACGGAACATCTGTGTCATCAAGGGTCTGGAACTCCTTCGCCATACCGCTGACTTCATCCCGCAACTCCCAAATTTCACCCTGCTCCACCTCTGTCTCTACCCCTGCCTTCACCTCTTCAATCACGGGGGAAGTGGCAAGCTCGCGTTTGGGGGCAGGTTCTTCTTCGGGCAGCACCTCCTCAATCGGTGTTAGCCCAAGTCTCTCCAAAAAGCCGCTAGTGGTCGGCAAGGTAGGAAGGGTTTCCGTGGCAAACGGAGAGCGTTTAAGCTCCTCCTTTTCTGGCTCGTCTTCCGTAACGGTCTGAAACGGGGAGCGTTTAAGCGTCTTGTCTTCCATTGCCTACTTGTTTAGTAGCAACCAGTAAGGATTGCCATTCTCGTCACGTTTGAAAATGAACTGTCTTCCGCGCACTGAGTCCGGATACATTTCGTCTCTGAACGTAACCTTCTGGTTATTTCTGTACGGGATGCCATCGGCGTCTGCCTCCACTCCCTTCATAAGCTTGTTCGCCACAAGCTCCATCGACTTGGCAACCTCTGGCTGGACTGGGATGTTTAACGCTGCTGGTGGATACCGCACCGGAGGCTCCACGACAAGCGGCGTTGACCACGAAGCTGGATAATTCGTAACAGCTGGAGAAAGGGGCTGCGCGGCTGGCTGGATGGGGACAACTGGAGCAGGTGTAGGCGTAAGTGGTGCGGCTGCTGCGGGTGAGGTAGGTGCTGCGGGTGAGGTAGGTGCTGCGGGCTTTTCGTATGCCTCTTTCCATTGCTTCAGTGCGCCAGCATAGATTTTTTTCTGCGCTACACTCTGTACTCTCTCAAACTGTTGGTTTGTTTCATTCCACACATAAGCATTGGAAATCTTCTTCAAGTCGTCAGGTATGACCCCCAACTTCAACTCTCTCGCAGGGACTCCACCTTTGCTTGCTTGGGTGTGGGTTCCAAGCCAAGGTCTGAATTGCCACTTAACGTCTGTGTATTTCCCTGTGTCTGGGTCTCTTTCAAAGAACGCAAATTCGAAAAACCCTCCACCATTTCCAATTCCGTCTGTCTGGACTCCCATCCTGTCGGCCTCTTCTTTGTCTGGCTCAACACGCTTTCTAAATTCGTCCATACGCTCTTGCCCGACCTTTTGTCTTGCCAACAACCTAGACTTCTCTAGCTCCACCTCAGTCTGCCCGCTCTCGTTAATCCTCTTGGTGGCAGCAGCCATTCTGCTGTACGAGGTTTTTATCGCAGTGTTAGTTTTAGCCAGATTCCTGTTAAGCCTACCCAGCGTAAGTTTTATTGCGCCTTTCCTGATAACCGATGTGTCTTCGTTGTTAAGCTCTGACTGAAGCTCGGACTTCTGCTTGAGAAGGTCGTTCCTGAAGTTGATGTTATTCTTAACAGACTCCGGAGGCTCCCCTTCCGTTGCGGTGGTGTAATCGTTAACGATTTTAAGCTTGTCCTTTAGTCCCGTTAGATTGTTTGGGTTTGTAGCTGAAATCTTTTCCTTGAGCGACATCGAGTCAAAGGGCTTTCCCTCTATCCCTTGTAAATTATTTAGCTCATTTGATACGGATTCGTATTCTGACCTACCCTGAAAAATCTGAGTCCTTATAGCATCATTATGCTCGATAACTTCATCGTCTCCGCCAGCCAAAATTTGTGCGCCTTGCAATGTAAGGCTTCCATCCTTGTCGTACATCATTTCCAGAACGTCATCCGACAGTAGGGTTTTTTGGAAGATGCCGTTCTCGTCAACAGCAAGTTTGCCTTTGTTCGTGTAGTATTTCTGTTGGGCAGCAGTGTTAGTCGACCTTATGGCATCAGCCGCCTTTACTGCCGCTGCGTGGTCTCTCGTGCCTTGCAGTTTACGCGCTTCAGCTAGTGCATTGTACTGCTTTGAAAGTGCTTGAACCTGAAGCAGTGCGCTTTTATTTCCTTGTCTGGCGAGGTAAAGGGTTCTCTCTTGAGCGGCCCTCTCCTCTGCTGGAGTTGCCTCGCCCCCAACATTGAGCAGGTTAGCAAAGAACGAACCGCTATTGGCCCTGTATTCATTGAAATACTTTGAGTTAACATTGTCGTTCATCCCCGTCATCACATCGACTATGGCCTTAGTCTCTACCCCGCCAATCGCAGCACCAATCCTAGCAGACTTAGCACTCGACGTAGCCTTGTCCACCTTCATTCTGGCATCAAAATCATCCATTGCTGCTCCAACGGCTCTGGCTGATTCGACATTTGCTTTCGTAGCTGGGCTGGTTATCCTGAGTGATAGCACCTCCTGAAGCTTTTGCCCCCAAGTTGCAGTGGGGTACTTCTCAAGCTTATCCTTCCTGTACCGCTCTCGTTCTTCAAACGCTTCGTCCGCAGACTTGGCGGTGACTTTGCTGAGAGCTTTTTGGAGGACTGCTTCCCTGTCGGCAGCCTCCTTCTTTAGTTCGTCTTGCCTCTGTTCCTCTACCCTTCGCATCCCCTTTTTCTTGCTCCATCCAAATTTCTTCTGGAACTCCTCCTCAGTGAACACATCCTTGCCAGCGGGGAACATCTCCTCCACTGTCGGCATATCCACCTGTCTCTTCTTGCCACCCTTCTTCCCTTCTTTTTTGAATGGCTTTAGGAACGTATCCTCCGGAGTAAGCATATCCTCCGCCTTCCCCTTCGGGGCATCCGCCTCTGCCTGAAGCGCAAGCCCCTCGGCCCCGACAACCCTTTTGCGCTCCTCAGCAAGCTCCACCTCAGCTATCATCTTCTCAATCTCATCGCCCTCACTGGCAATGCGCTCAAGCTCCGCAATCCGGCTCTCTTCTTCTTCTATTTCCAGTGTTCTAGCCATAATTTATCCTCCGGGCGTTGCCTTAGTCGCCCCCCCACCAAAGGCCGAGCCAAACCCTCCGGCAGCCTTGCCAAGGTTGGCTGCCGCACCTGCGAACCTTTCAAATCCACTCGGCAATTTCGCCGCAGTTGACCACATACCTGCTTGGGTTCCAAACACGTTACCAGCGAACTGCGTTGCAGCCTGACCTGCTCCTGCATCTAACCCTATCCCACGGGCCATCTGTGGCATCGTGAACGGTGATGCGCCTTGCTGTAATCCAGCCAATGCACCACCTTGCGCGGCAACTGTTTGCAGTCCAAGCATTGACTGAATGTTACTAACATCCTGCTGCCGTGTGCCAATCTGTTGCCCGATATTCTGTTGCTGTCCAGCAAAAGTAGCCCCACGGGCCTGATTGATTTGCTGTACCCTGCCCATCGCATTAGCGAAACTCTGCTGGGCTAGTCTGTTCTGGGTGTCAGCAGTTCCCTGCCCACTGGCAAGCCAGCCAGTAGCCTCGGCTCTACGCTGCCTTCCAAGCTCCTCGCCAGCCCTGAACTTTCCTAGAATCTCCCGCAACGCAGTGCCACCACTCAACGCCTGACCGCGCTTCGCTGCCTGACCCAAGATGTCCTGCTCTATCGCCGTGATTTGCCCAGCCGAAAGTCCTTCCCCAAGAGCAAGCCTGTCAGCAATGGACTCCTCTAAATCCCCGCGCATCGCTGACTGAATCCCAGTGTCCTCCAAGGTCGGCGCATCAACTTCCTCATATTCAGGAACCGATGGCATACTGGAAGCCAACTCCTCGGAAGTTCTTTCTCCGCCACGCAAACGACCAGCAAATTCCTCGCGCAAGTCAAACTCTTCCGGAGCCATTTGCCGCAACTGGCCTCTCTGCTGCTCAACAAATTGTGGGCCAAACTCAGTGAGATTATCCAACTGCGCTTGCGACATAGTTGGAATCATGTCGAGAGCAGAGTTCATCTCCTGCTCAGTAAGCTGCATATCACCGAATCCGGTGAAGTCTGCAACCTTTGTCTCCCCTGTCTCTGGGTCTTCGTACTCTACCCGCTCACCAAGTCTGGCCGCAGACTCAATCTTGCGGCGCGTTGGCAGCGTATCTATGTCTGCGTAAATTCCTTCACGATTTGCCGCAGCGTAATCCGGTGCTTCTGGTTGTGGTGGTGTGCTTTTTCCCATAACTCTAACTCCTCATAAAACGGCGTTTAGCTCGATTCATGTCAATTTTTGTAACCCTGTCATTGTACTTATGACGCACCCACGCCATCCATTTGGACTTATGCCCTAAATCATCCCACATCATACAATACATTGCATTCAGGGACTTCGGATACCGACTAACAGAGGCTTCTATATAGCAAATCGGGCCTTCGGTGTCCGTGTAATGCTCGTAGCACTGTTCTTCTGTATCAACATATCGCACAAGTGTCAATCCTACCAGCTTTCCGTCCTTGGAAACCGCATGATATCGTCCGTTATTAACAAACCACTGTAACCATCCCAGAACCTTCTCGTCACCCCACTCCTTGAGGTAATCAAGGTTGCCAGACAGGAACTCTGCCATCTCTCTGGTGCTATCTGGGTACTGTACGGGACTATCGCTCATCGTTCCGGTTTAATTGGTTGCCCAAATGCTGACGTTTCTATCGAGTGCAGCGCAAGTCTGCCCTCGTCAGCCTGTACCTTAAATTGAATCTGATTAAACCTTCCCTTCGGGAGCAGGTTGTAACCCTCCCTAATCAGATTAGTGTCTGCCGTCAGGCTGACACTACTCGCAAGCGTTTGCGCTGAATCACTCAAGTCTTTGTAGTAGTATAGGTTAGATGTGATTGCTGTGGAGTGGATGTTCTCAAGATTGAACTGCACCGAGTAACCTATCTTATCTCCCCAAGTCTCCCCGTAACGATAGGCTCTGGACTTGATGTAACTCTCATAAGCTGTCGCGCCATCCTTGTAGGTTTCTGCCGTAGTGGAGTCCTCCGCAGTGTAGTCATCCCAAGTATAAAGCTGCCCTCTCTGGTCGCCAAAGTTCATCCGGAGCTTGCCACCGAAGGCTGTAATCACCCAGTCTCTCGGCTCCCATCCTGACCAGTGGCCTGTCCAAGATTTTGCAAGGAGGTGATAGCATAGAACCCTGTCAGGGGTTGTGGCTGAATCTAGAGGGACGGAAAGCAGATAACGGTTGCGCCAGTAGACCGCGCAACACTTGCTAATTTGAGACTGATTGATTCGGCCAATTAAGTCATTGACGGGGGTGCTTACGGGTAGGGAAACGTCAGTCTGCGCTCCCGCCTCAATCGTCTTGATAGAGCGAACGCCGTCACGGGAAAGGAACAGCACGTCCGAGCCAACCTGCTGGACAGTTCGTGCCGCAACACAACCCGTCCGGTTATTGATTAGCTTGATTGTCCAATCAGCAACTGACAGTGACGGGTCAGCTTCAATCACCCAGATTGAAAGCTCCTTGAACACCAGCATATTGTAGCCATACCAAGGTGTCAGGGCTACAATGGGGTCGCCATCACCACCACCGACTCGGATGCTGTTACCAATCAAATCCCAAGACTCGCCATCCAGAATATCGCTAACGTAAATTGTGTCATCGGGAATCGTGGCATCCGCACTGGTTGCAAAAAGCCTACTGTTCGCAGAGACGAGTAGCTTGGGCTTGAGCGGGGTCTGGGAAAGGTGAACAACACCCTTTGCGTCAGTCCCGCCTGATGGCGCGGCAGTAAACGCTATGGTCGGCGGGGCAGTGGTTGAGTATCCGGAGCCAGCCGTATCCACTGTCGCGCTAACAACCTTGCCGCCGTAACCAAGGACAGCCGTAGCGGCTGCGGGAGTTGTATTGGAGCCGGTGAATGTAATGGTCGGAACGCTGGTGTAGCCTAGCCCCTTCTCGGTTATCTCGATTGAAGTAACTTTATTTGCTGTGATTGTTTGGTTTGCTGCGGAGGAGTCTAGGTAGCGCAACGCTCCATCGCCATCAGCGTAGTACAGCCTGTTAACTAACTGTGCAAACTCAACCGTAGCACCTGCGGCAATAGAACTACCGGAAACCACCGTAAAATCTCCTGACTCCGTTGAAGTCTTTAGGGTTGTTCCTCCGTCTGACAAGACGAGTCGCTCTGCTGCTCCCGTATCGAAGTAGGCAACACCCTTTATGGGGGCGGTTAGGCCATTCCACAACTGACCCTGTGCTTCCCAGTTGGTTTCGGTTGTTTCCCACACGAGATAGCCAGTTGTGAGGGCCGCACCCCGCCGTGTGACCGCATTGCCGAACTCATCCAAGTCAATGTTCTTCCCATCGGCATAGGCGTTGTCCGGAACAAGGTTTGCCCGTGTGGAACTAACCTGACCACCCACAAAGCTGTCATTACCATCCAAAAGGATAGGGTCATCAAGCACGTTGTTTGATTGAACTGGCATTACACTAAATCAGTCCTCTGCCAATAATCAGCAATCATCGGCACTATTGTGTTCATCTTGTCAGGCTGCACATTATCCAAGTCACGGCAGATTTGCAGCATATTCCCCGCCTCACCGAACTTAATCTGCGCTTTCTGGTACTGCATCGACCGCTCAAGCATATCCGCCTCCGCATAAGACAACAGGGAGTTCTCTGCACCCAAAATCACTGGCGAATCACTGTCACCCATCTCCACAAACTTGAGCTTGCCAAGGGCAAAGAGGGTTCCGGCTGTTTTCGGGGTTGGGATGGGCTTAATCCGGCAGTTGCCGCTCGCATCTGGGGGCAACGGCACAAAGTTAGATGGATTAGCCCTGCGCTGCGAAGTGTTGTTCCATTGATTCGGGTCTAGCTGGAAGAATTGCATCCAACTTGCACCCACAATCTCCGCACCATCAGCCTTCCCCGTCTCCGTGAACCTCATAGCCACCACAAAGTCCAGCTTGGGAGCAGTTGAGGCAACTGTGCTTGAGGTTGGGTAGTAGAAGACAGTCGGGTCATCGGAAAGGGTGATGATTTCGTCCTCGGCAGCTACGGACGTGGAAACTGTACCCATTGAGTTAGTCCAGAGGGCCGACTCAAAGAGCATACGGTAACGATTGTTGAGGAACTTCTTACAGGTCACAACTGACGCTGCATCAGTGTCACTCAACTTCGTCGTAATTTGGTCTGCTAGTTCGCTTAATGTCATTGTCCGGACTCCAACCGTCTTTCAAGTTCGTTTATGTATTTTCCTAAATCTCTAATTAACGCAACACCCTCATCCGTCGATGTCGCGTTCTCCATCCCCACTGGATGCCTTTCCGCTATCTCGGAGAAACCTTGCAGCTTCACCGTCAAGCAACCGTTGCTCACGACGAGCGCGAGCAGCATTAATAAGGTCATCCACTTTTTTATTTTTGTCATCTTTTCGCTTCTGCGCCATCTGCGCTGTTGCGATGTCCCCAAGAGACTCGACTGCATCTACCAATCTCGGCAATGCAGCCAAGCCCTTGAGTGCCGCTAATATCATTACTTCTTGGCGGAATACTCTTTGAGAGCATCCACAATCGACTGCCCGCCGATGTATGACGGTACGATAATAATAACCGCACCAATCACATTTTCTGCCACTGCCGGTGACAGGTTCAACCACTCGGTAGCCAGCACAGTCAAAAGACCGCCAATAGCCATCCAGAGCTTTCTTGATTTCAATTTATCTTTCATCTTTATTATTTTTTATCAGTTGTCTTATCTTTAATATGATATAAACGAGTGAGGCAACCGAGATGCAAATATGGAGAGCAGTATCAATCTCCAACATCCAGTTGCCTAAACCACTCAAGGAGGCAAACCCCACTTTTATATCATTAAAATCAATCATTCTAATTCTCTTCCAGCTTCGCGGCTTCTACCTCTGCCTCGCGCCGTTCGCGTTCCGCTTTAGCGTCAGGCGATTCGGGCCAGTTAGGGTTTACCGTTTC